AGTTCAAAACGAGTCTATCGACGGGCCGACCTCATTCGTCTCAAGATGACAGACCCGGCAAGGTACGAAACACTGAGTGATGAAATCATGCAGGCGTACTCTGAAGGGCGTGTTCGATAATTTAACTTTGGAGCTTTTACTATGGCAAACGCAGCTTTTTCCCCCACTAATTCGGTAACCACCACCTCCGCAGCTAACTTCATTCCAGAAATTTGGAGTGATGAAATTGTTGCTTCTTACAAGAAGAACCTCGTCTTGGCCAACTTGGTCAAGAAGATGTCTTTCAAAGGCAAGAAGGGTGACACCGTCAACATCCCTAGCCCAGCCCGTGGCAACGCCTCGGCCAAAGCCGCTACTGATGCCGTGACTCTGATTGCAGAGAGCGACACCATGATTCAAGTGTTGATTAACCAACACTATGAATACAGCCGCTTGATCGAAGACATCGTTGAAGTGCAAGCCCTGACATCGCTGCGTTCCTTCTACACAGAGGACGCCGGTTATGCCTTGGCCCGTCGCATCGACACCAGCTTGGTCCAGTTGGGCCGTGCCTTCAACGGCGCGACCGTCGGCACCGACGACTACGCAACCAGCGCCAGCTCCACAAAGGCTTATGTTGGTTCCGATGGCACTACTGCCTACAACAGCTCGACTTCCAACGCTGCTGCTTTGACTGATGCTGCTATCCGCCGCACCATCCAGCGCCTGGACGACAACGACGTTCCTATGGACGGCCGTTTCTTCCTGATCCCTCCTTCGAGCCGCAACACCCTGATGGGTCTGGCCCGTTACACCGAGCAAGCGTTCATCGGCAACGGCGACGCTATCCGCAACGGTGAAATCGGTCAGTTGTACGGTATGGCTGTGTTCGCTTCTTCCAACGCTGACACCGGCGCTGGTAACGGTGGCGCTGACCGTATCTGCTTGATGGGCCACAAGGACTCGATGGTGTTGGTTGAGCAGTTGGGCATCCGTTCGCAGACTCAGTACAAGCAGGAATACCTCGGTACCCTGTTCACTGCTGACACTCTGTACGGCGTGAAGGCTCTGCGTACCGCCGCGTCTTCATCGGCTGCTAACGCATCCGGCGCTTACGCTTTGGCTGTACCAGCCTAATGAATAGCCCCCGGTCATAAGCCGGGGGCATCTTTTTAAGGAGATTCAAATGGCTGCTGCATCCGCAATCACTTCCCGTCGCGGGAATGACCAATTCCGAGGTATCTTTTCTGACACCTGGGCTATTACTTGCACTTTGGACACTGCTGAAATTGCAGACCAAGCTGCGGCGACTGACACCGTGGCTGTCCCTGGCGTTGCCTTGGGCGATATGGTGATCGGCATGTCGGCTGGTGTGAGCGAGGCTGGCGTTGTTCGCCGCGCCTACGTTTCCGCTGCTGGCGTTGTGACTATTGCCACAACCAACACAACTGGCGCTGCCGTTAACTTGGCGTCTACGACTGTTAAGTTGGTCATTGGCCGCATGGTCTAAACGACAGGGGGCCTAGTGCCCCCTTTCTACAGAAAGAAAATCATGGCTACATATCGTTGTTTGGCAAGTGGTAATACGGTGACGTTCACTTTGCAACACGACATTGACTCGATGCGCGGCCACGGCGGCTACGTTCTGGTCGATGAGCAAGGCGAGCAAGTGCCGGTCCAAGAGGCCAGCAAAGAGTTACCAATGACGGCCCCAACGCCGGTAAAGCGCATGGGTCGCCCTCGTAAGGCAGTTGAAGCAATCATCTAAGGAGCACATCATGCCAATGGTCGGAACAAAGAAGTTTGCCTACACACCCAAGGGCAAAAAAGAAGCCAAAGAGATGTCGATGAAGTCGGGCAAGCCCGTCAAGTCCATGCCTGTTCGCGGCTCTCGCACCGCAACCAACAAAGCCAAAAAAGGCTACTGATGAAGCCCGGCTTGTACAGCAACATCGCAGCCAAGAAAGAACGCATCAAAGCCGGTTCTGGCGAGAAGATGCGCAAGCCCGGCACCAAGGGTGCTCCAACAGCCGCTGCCTTCAAGGCTGCGGCTAAGACGGCTAAAAAGAAATGAAAACCCCAGCCTGGCAACGCAAAGAAGGACAATCCAAGACCGGAGGCTTGAACGCCAAGGGCCGGGCGTCTTATAATGCGTCAACCGGGGGCGATCTCAAAGCCCCCGTGAAGTCGGGCGACAACCCTCGTAGGGCCTCCTTCTTAGCACGCATGGGCAATATGCCTGGGCCTGAGATGAAAGACGGTAAGCCTACCCGGCTACTCTTGTCTCTGAAGGCTTGGGGCGCATCGTCCAAGGAAGACGCCAAGGCGAAAGCCAAGGCCATCTCAGCCAGGAACAAGAAATGAGACCCATATCCGTCGGCATCAACCCCACTGCTGGGACGACCACCACGGTCTACACCGTGCCGACGGGGTATTACGCGCTGTTCAATCTGCTGTACGTCCACAACACCGGGGCCAACAACAAGTTTCTGACCGTGCAGTGGTTCGACGCCAGCGCAAACACCAGCATCGACATCTTGACGCAAGTGCCGTACACAGCCAAGCAGTACACGCAGTTCAGCAACGCCTATATCGTCTTTGAAGAAGGCGACCAGCTACGCGTTACGCCAGAGTCCACCAGCGCGTTTGCGATCATTGCCACCTTTGAACAAATCGGATTGACACGCCAATGACCTACCTTCAACTTATCAATGATGTGCTGGTCCGACTGCGCGAGACGCAGGTGTCGTCCAGCAACGAAACGGCTTACTCAACACTGATCGGGCGGTTTGTCAACGACGCCAAGCGCCAGATTGAGGACGCGTTCAGTTGGAACGTGCTGGGCCAGACGGTGACAATCACCACCACGCCTGGCACCTATGTCTACTCGCTGACTGGCTCTGGCCAGAAGTTCCAAGTCATGGACGCGCTGAACACGACCGCCAACGTCGGTCTGCAAAACATCAGCTTCGTGCAGATGAACCGCTTTCAGAACTTGGTGCCTGCGATCAGCGGTATCCCCGAATACTACAGTTTTGACGGCGTGGACGGCAACGGCGACACCAAGGTGGTGCTGTACGCCCGCCCAGATAACGTCTACACCATCCCTTTCGCGCTGACTATTCCTCAAGCGCCTTTGGCCTCTGACAACACGCTGGTGCTGGTGTCTGACGCGCTGGTCGTGCAAAACGCCTACGCTCGGGCGTTGGTCGAGCGCGGTGAAGACGGCGGCTTAAACTCATCTGAGGCGTACAACTTGTACCGTGGGATGTTGGCCGATCAGATTGCGCTGGAGGGCACCCGCTATCCAGAGAACCAAGAGTTTGTTGCCATATGAGCCAAGCCCTCCAGACCGCAAGCATCTCAGCGCCAGGCTTTTTTGGCCTGAATACGCAAGACTCGCCACTGGACTTGGCGGCTGGCTTTGCCTTGGTCGCAACGAATTGCATCATCGACCAGTACGGTCGCATCGGCTCGCGTAAGGGCTGGGCGCGAGTCAACTCGTCGTCCGGCGCTCTTGGGGCAAACGATGTGGGCGTCATCCACGAGCTGGTGCAGGCTGACGGTACGCTGACGATCCTGTTTGCGGGCAACAACAAGCTGTTCAAGCTGGACGGCTCCAACGCCGTGTCTGAGTTGACCTACGGGGGCGGGGGTGTAGCACCCACGATCACGGCCAGCAACTGGTCGGTGGCTTCCCTTAACGGCATCACCTACTTCTTCCAGACTGGCCACGACCCGCTGATCTTCGATCCAGCCGTTAGCACGACGACCTACCGCCGCGTCAGCGAAAAGTCAGGCTACGTCGGCACGGTCCCTGCGGGCAACATCGTGATCTCGGCCTTTGGTCGCCTGTGGGTTGCAGACACCGCAAGCGACAACGTGACGGTGTTCTTTTCTGACTTGTTGGCGGGCCATGTGTGGAGTACGGGGACATCTGGCTCACTGAACATCGACCGCGTGTGGCCAAACGGCTCAGATGAGGTGACTGGCCTAGCAGCCCACAACGGCTTTCTGATCATCTTTGGCAAGCGCCAGATTCTGGTCTACGCCAACGCCACGACACCGGCCACGATGAGCCTGAGCGACACGGTGGGTGGCATTGGCTGCATCGCCCGCGACTCCATTCAGAGCACCGGCAAGGACATCTTATTCTTGTCCAACTCGGGCATCCGGTCGTTCGCCAGAACTATCGTCGAGAAGTCAGCTCCTCTTGGCGACTTGTCCAAGAACGTGCGCAGCGACTTTATGTCGATTGTGGCTGGCGAGACGTTGGCCAACATCAAGTCGGTGTACTCAGAAGCAGAGGCGTTCTATCTGCTGACGCTGCCGTCGGTCAAAGAGGTTTATTGCTTTGATACCCGCGTGCAGTTGCAAGACGGCTCGTTCAGGATCACAGTCTGGAACTTGATTGAGCCAACGGCACTGCTCTCTCGCCGCAACGGCGACGTGTTGATCGGCAAGAACGGCTACGTCGGCAAGTACAGCACCTACCAAGACCACACCACGGCCTACCGGATGCAGTACTACACCAACCACGCCGACTTGGGCAACCAGAACGTCACGTCGCTGCTCAAGCGCTTGAAGGTGGTGGTGATCGGCGGCACAAACCAGTTTGTGACCATGAAGTGGGCTTTTGACTTCAGCACCAACTACCTGTCGTCCAACGCGCTGATCCCAACGCAAGGCGTGTCCGAATACGGCATTGGTGAGTACGACATCGCTCAGTATTCAGATGGCGTGGCCTTGCAAACTTTAAGCGTGCAAGCCTCTGGCAGCGGTAAAATCGTGCAAACCGGATACGAGTCCAACATCAGCGGCGCCCCGCTGTCGATTCAGCGGATTGAGATTCAGTCTAAAGACGGGAAAATGTCATGAGTAATTACGTTCAAAGTACCAATTTCGCCACCAAGGACGCTCTGCCGTCTGGTGATCCGCTAAAGATCGTCAAGGGCACCGAGATCAACACGGAGTTCAACAACATCGCTGTTGCCGTGGCGACTAAGGCTGACCTCAACTCGCCGACATTGGTAACCCCCGCGCTTGGCACACCTTCAAGCGGCGTAATGACCAACGTAACGGGTCTGCCATTGTCCACTGGTGTGACAGGCACTTTGCCTGTGGCCAACGGTGGTACTGGTGTCACCGCCTCAACTGGCACAGGCAGTGTTGTTCTGTCCAACAGCCCTACTTTGGTGACGCCTGCTTTGGGTACGCCTTCAAGCGGAACGCTGACCAACGCAACGGGTTTGCCGATTGACGGCGGTACTACCGGCACGCTGCCAGTGGCCAGAGGTGGTACAGGTGTCACAACATCCACGGGTTCGGGCAACAACGTGCTGTCTAACAGCCCTACTTTGGTGACCCCTGCTTTGGGAACCCCATCGTCGGGCAACCTGGCCAACTGCACATTTCCTACGTTGAACCAAAACACAACCGGGACTGCGGCTAACGTCACTGGCACTGTTGCGGTTGCAAACGGCGGTACAGGCGCAACGTCTTTCACCTCTGGCGCTTTGCTCAAAGGCAATGGAACTAGCGCAGTCGCTGTCGCCTCGGCTGCTGATATCGTAGGCCAAATCGGTGCAACGGCTGTTCAAAACGCAACCACAGCAGCCAACGGCGGCGTAACTAGTGTTAACGGCAGCGCAGGCGCTGTGACCGTAAACGTACTTGGTAATGGACAGACTTGGCAAGATGTCAGTGGCTCTCGTGTCAACGGTACGTCTTACCAGAACACCACAGGGCGCTCTATTATGGTGTCTTTGGGTAATAGTTTAAATAGTGATGTACAAGTGTCGACAGACGGCAGCACGTGGATACAAGTGGGCCGAGAAGTTGCGGGGCAAACTTATCCAAACCAATTTATTGTGCCAAACAATCACTATTACAGAACAAGCAGTGCTGGCGGCACGCGGTTCTGGTGGTCTGAATTAAGATAATAAAAAAGACTTTTATGAAATTAGAGTTTGCATGATCTCACACCACTTCAGCGATGGTTTGTACGCCAAAGAGATGCGGTTTACCGCAGGCGAAGCCATTCTGAAGCACACGCATGAGTTCAGTCACCTGTCGATCTTGGCCGCTGGCAAGGTGGCGGTGATGAAGGGCGAAGAGATAGAAGTCATTGAAGCGCCAGCTTGCATTGAAATCAAGGCTGGTTTGACGCACGGCGTCAAGGCGATCACGGATTGCGTTTGGTTTTGTATTCACGCCACCGACGAGAAAGACCCGTCAAAGGTGGACGACGTTTTGATTGGAGTTTGATATGCCTATTACAGCAGCCTTAATCGGTGGCGGCGCTTCCTTATTGGGGGGCCTGTTTGGCGGCAGCTCCGCCCGTAGAGCAGCGCAGACACAAGCCGCAGCGCAAGAACGCGCCGCGCAGCTAGCCGCTGAAGAAGCTAGGTTTCGTCCGGTGGGCGTCACGACGCGCTTTGGTTCGTCGCAGTTCCAGACCGACCCCCAAGGCCGCGTGTCCGGTGCCAGCTACACGCTAGACCCACAGCTCAGGGGTATGCAAGACCGCTTCTTGGGTCTGGCAGGTGGTGGACTATCGCAAGCCGAGACGGCGCAGCAGCAGTTTGCGCCCTTGCAAGGTGCAGCGCAGGGTCTGTTCGGCCTTGGCCAGCAGTACCTTAGCCAGCCCGCAGACCAGCGCCTTGGCGGCATCGCAAGCCAGTACCTGGGCGCTCAACCTGACTTCGGCGTGGGTCAGATCGGGCAGCGATTGCTTGGGCAAGGTCAAGATCAGCAGATCACAGACATCGCCCGCCAGCAGTTTGCCCCGTCGGCAGGCGCTCAGGCGTTGACCTCTCTCGGTCAGCAGTACGTGGCGCAGTCACCTCAAGAGGCCGCGCAGCAGTTTATGGCTAGCCAACAAAACCTCTTGGCCCCTAGCCGAGAGCGTCAGTTTGCGCAGCTCCAGAACCAGTTGTTCCAGACTGGCCGTGGCGGTCTGTCTGTCGGGGCCACAGGCGCACGCCCAAGCGGTGCTGCGGGCCTTGGTGCTGCCAGTCCTGAGATGGAGGCGTACTACAACGCTCTGGCCCAACAAGACGCTGGTTTGGCTGCGCAGGCCCAACAAGCCGGGCAGCAGCAAACAGCGTTTGGCGCTGGTCTGCTCGGCCAAGGCCAAGCCTTGGGTCAAGGCCAGATCGGTTTCGGGGCGGGGTTGCTCGGCCAACAGCAGGCGCAAGAAGCGCAGCGCTTGGGTCTCGGCTCGGCGTTCACGGCGCAGCAGCAAGCACTGGAGCAAGGCCGCTACGGCTTTGGTGCCGACTTGCTGGGTCGTCAAAACCAAATGGAACAGCAACGCGCATCGTTTGGTGCCGGTCTGTTCGGCACAGGCGGCAACCTGCTCACACAAGGCTACGGCGGTCAGGCTGCGGCTTTGGGCCCGTATCAAGCGTATCTGCAAGGCGCAACTGGTTTGGAAGCCCTCGGTCAGCAGCCGCTGGAGATGGGTTCTGCTTTGGGCGGGCGTGTGGCCAACCCGACTGGCGCAAACGCGCTGTTCCAAGGCGGCAACGCGGCGGCGCAGAGCCAGTTTGCAGCGAACGCTTACAACCCGTTCGCAACAGCGCTGATCGGACTGTCGCAGAACCCTACGCTTACAAACGCGGTTGCACGGCAATTCAGCGGCGGTTTTGCTCAACCAAACGCGGGCAATCTTGCCGGGTCGTCTTTCGCCTACGATACGGCAGGCAACGCCGTTCCTATTATCTAAGGAGTAAGACATGGCAGAAATCGTCCAATCCCTATTCGGCGTCTCGCCGGAGATGTACCAGCAGAACCAGCAGGCAATGGCTGACCGCCAAGCACTGCAACTGGCGCAACTGACGCCTTTCCAGCAAGCGAACTTCGCCATTGGCCGTGGGGCTAACATGCTGGGCGGCGCTATCGGCGGCGCTCTTGGTGGTCAAGACCCTGAGTTGCAGCGCGTCACAGCGCGTCAGCAGATCGCACGTCAGATCGACCTGACTAACCCTGAGTCCATTCAAGAAGGTATGGCCATGCTGCAACAGGCAGGCGATACCGTGGGCTTGCAGCAGTTGGCGCAGATATTCCGTCAGCAGCAGGAAAGCGGCGCTTTGATCGCGCAGCGCACGGCTGCGGCTGCTGCTTCGACAGCGGCTGCCGGGCGTGAGCGAGCACCGCCTACAACCAACGAACTGACCAACGCCCGCGCCATCGCCGCAGCGGCAGGGCCTGAAGGCTCGCCAGCGTACAACGCTGCGTTCACCAGCGAGTACCAGCGTTTGACTGCGCCTAAAGAGGCCAAAGGTCCAGCGTTTGGTGCGGATGCTGAACGCGCTTCCAAGGCCCTATACGACAAACCTTTTGCTGATTTGACACCTACGCAAGCCGCCGTTGTAAACAAGCAACTGGAAGACCAAGGTCTTGGCCGAGCTAGGGCGGCAGCGCCGTCGTTCACACTGCCCGGTCAAAAGGCCCTGGTTGACGTCCCAGGCTTTCGCGCCAAGGTGCAGAGCACCATCGAACCGCAGTCCAAAGCGGTGTTCTCTGCCGACAATGCGCTGGCGAACATCGGCGACGCCATTACTTCCGGCAACCCGTCGTCCTACCGGGCTGCACAAGTGCAGTTCGCCAAAGCGATTGCTGGCGCTGGCGACCTGAGCCAGAAAGAATTGCGTGCTGCGGGTGCAGACCCCAGCTTGCTGGGCGGCGCTGCCGATTACTTGTCTACGCTGGCAACCTCTACGCCGACCAAAGACACAATGGAGAAGATGCGTAAGGCATTGGAAACCATCAAGCGCGTGAACACCAAAAAGGCCACCGACGAAATCACACGCCAGCGCAAGATCGCAGAGCGCAGCGGTGGTTACGATCCCGTCGCCTTGGATTTGGCATTGGACTTCCCTGAGTTCCAAACCGCGCCTGTTGCACCCCAATACGCCACCAATCCCCAGACCAAAGAACGTATCATGTCTACTGACGGCGGCAAAACATGGACCCCAGTGAGGTAACAGCATGGCACTACCAGCAGGATTTGTTTTAGACCCAGAATCGGCGCTGCCTTCTGGCTTTGTTCTGGACCAAGAGCCAACAGCACCAGCACCAAGCACCGGTGCAATCGCAGCAGAAGCCGCCCGTAAAGGTTTGGCAGGCAGCGCAGGCATGGTGTCGGGCACAGCCAACGTCTTATTTGACACGCTGAGTCGTCTGGGCATCAACCCCTTGGAAATGGGTATGCGTGCGGCTGGAGCGCCCGCGCAAGCCCCCGCAGCAGGCGTGGTTGACGCTTACCGTACAGGCCGCGAGGCTGTGCGCCAGCCAACCATGCAGGCGCTGGGCAGCACAGGCGCTGCCCCTACAACTGGCGGGCAGCGAATCCTGGCCGCTGGCATTGAAGCGGCAGCGTCGCCAGAAAACTACTTGTTCCCCGCGCTGGCAGCAACTCGCCGCATGGGGATGTTTGGCCAAGCGGTCATGCGCCCTGCCGAGCAGGTCGCCATTGGCGCTGGCGCTGAAGCTGGCGGTCAAGCTGGCGGCGCAATTGGCGGTAAACTCGGCGGCGAAACAGGCGCAACAGTCGGTCAGATTACCGGCGGCTTGCTGGGCGGCGCTGGCTCGGCCTACGGCTTGGGCACTGCTCTGAAGGGTGCTCCGCTGGCAGGCAAAGGTTTTGATGTCGTCAAGGGCCAATGGGACAAGGTGCGCGGTACAGTCCCAGAGGACGAGCTGCTCAAGGATGTGGACAACCGCATCAGCAACATCTTCATCGCAGCAGGCGCTGCCGACCCCAACTTCATGAAGACGCTGACCGACGCTGCCAAAGCGCAGCAAGGCGTGTCTCTCAAGGCGCCTGGTGGCGCTGCGGTGCAGATGCCCGTGTCTGCCCTGCTGGCCGACAACCCGGTCATCAACAACTTCATCCAGAACCTGTCGTCGCGTGATCCAGTATTCCGCGCTCAGTACGGCAACCAGTACGAGGCCGCTAAGACCGCGCTGCTGCAAAACCAGATTCGCTTGTTTGGCGACCCAACCAAGGCTGTCGTCACGGCGACTGGCCCTGACTTGGCCAAGGCGCAAGCCCGCCGCGTTCGCTCGCTGGACGAGCAGATCGCCGACGCTTACAAGAGCCAGTCGGTTGACCCTACCGCGTTCGGTCAGCGCGTGTCTAATCTGGTTGCGAAAAAGGAACAAGCGGCCTACGCAGAGGTCAAGCCGCTGTACACCGAGGCGTTCAACATCGCCAAAACCAAGAATGTGGAACTGCCCGCCGGATCGGTGGACGACATCTATAACTTTGTGGCTGGCGAGCGTGCGTCTGACGTGTTCAAGACGTTCCCGTCCATCTACAGCCGGGTGCAAGCGCGGTTCCGTCCTACAACTACCGAGCCAAGCGCCATCTTGACCGCCGAAGGCGCTCCGATGACGCCAGGCGGCAGAGAGTTCAGCGCGGCCACGATTGAGGATTTGGACTCGCTCAAGCGCGAGATCAACCGTCAGTTGAGCAAGACTGACGTGCCGACGGACATTCGACTGCTGTCTGAGCTGAAGCAGCGCGTCGGCGGTCACATCGACAGCCTGGACCCTGAGTTTGTCACCGCCTATCGCAACGCTGACAAGGCGTATCTGCAAAAGGTCGGCCTGCCTTTCGATACAGCTACTTTGGCGGCTGTGGACCGTAAGAAGTTTGTGGAGCAGATCGCCCCCGCGATCATCGGCAACAAGTCCAACGTCACCGAGTTCATCAACGCCGTCGGGCCAGAGGGTACACAACTGGTGCGCTCGGCCTTCTTGGACAGCTTCACCAACGCCGCGCTCAAGAACGACGTTTTGGACCCCAAGGCAGCAGCCAAGTGGCTAAAGAAGAACGAAGGTGGCGTGTCGCTGGTGCCTGGCCTGCGTGATGAGTTGCAAGCCGCAACGCAAGATGTGCAGCAGTTGATTGCCCAGCGCACCCGCCTGAACACCGAGTTCCAGCGCGTGGCTGGCGACCAGATCATCAGCGCCGAGGGAATGGGCAGCGCTCAGGACTTGGTCAGCAAGATGTACGGCGACGTCAAGTTCACCAACAAGTTCATGCAGCAGTACGGCGCGAACAAGGACTCCGTCAACGCTGTGCGGTCGTTCATGCTGGACGACTTGATCAACGCAAAAGACCCTGTCGCTGCGCTGACCGACCGCAACAACGCCGCCGTGTTCAACCGCGTCTTTGGCCCGACCTACGCTCAGAAGGTGCAGGATTTTGTGACCGTGTCAGAGCGTCTGAACAGGGACATCACCAACGTGCCGTTCAGGGGCGAGACAGTACCGAAAACGCCTATCGAGCAACTGACTGGCGTGCCGCCTGAGCAAATTCTGTCGCGCATCTACAACCCTGTGTCTGGCGCAACTTACGCCATCACATCGCTGTTCAGCAAGTTTTGGGCGAAGAAGGCGTCGGAGGCCACCGAAGCGCGTCTCAAAGAGCTGCTGCTCAACCCAACCGACGCCGTCAAGGTCTTCCAGGCTGTCCAGCCCCGCGCCGCAGGGTTTGACCAGAAGAAGATCCAAGACGCCATCGACGTGGGCCGCAAGTACGGCATCCAGTGGGTCGCTGACGCTGTGCAAGACCTGACAACAGGCGCTGCTCGCGGCGCTGTGCAAGAGCCGCAAGAATAAGCGTCAGAGCCGTCCCTTGGGCACTTCGTGCTTATTCAGGAACGGCTTGACGCTGGGCTTGGCCCGGCTGTAGATGCCAAAGGCTCGGTAGTCGGTCGTGACCACCACGCCTTTGGCTCTAAACGCAGGGTCCAGCAAGAAGATGCTAGGGCGAGGGTCTTTTTTCCATTCAAACGGGTTCATACAGTCTCCACAATAGGCCGCGCTTTCTTAAGGCGCACGGTTTCATTTACAAAATTCAACGCCGCTTCCAACTGTTTGACCGTGACGGTCTCCAGTTGGGCGTCGTGAATCTCCATTGCCAGGTTCAGGGCTGTCAGCTCTTCACCGCGCACAACAAAGCGGCTTGTCAGCCCCCGCTTGGCGAGCGTATAGAGCGCGTCTTGCGCTGCCCTTAGCTCGGGCATCCAGTCGCTGCCAACGCCCTGCTGGGCCAGCGCCTCGGTTACGTTCAAGGCGTTGATCAGGACGTCGATCTCAGCTCGCGTCGCAGTGCCCAGCCGTAACGTGTTCATTGCGTCGTGGTTCCTGATCTTGATCGTGGCGCTCTCGCTGACCTCATCAACCCGCTTGAGGCCCGACTGCACCCACGCCATGTTGTCTAGGCGCACGCCTTTGGGTTTGTATTTACTACGCTTTCTCACGCGCTTGTTCCTTAAGCGTGGTCCATGCCACTTCATTGCACTTAGCGCATTGGTAGTGGTACTGGGTGCGGTGTGGCGATGGGGTCAACAGCCAGCGGTGTTTGCATTCAGTCATTTGTCTTTCCTTGCTGGACAGTTGCGTCCTTGGTCACAGTCTTCATTGCATGGTGGGCATGATCTGGCTCGGATAGCGGCAGCGCATTCTTTTGGGCCGCTGTTGTCGCCCATATGCCAAGTCCAGTGCAATTCATCACACACCTTTGCACACGCCTCACGCTCATCAGCACGGACAAGGGCTTCAAAGGCTTTGAGTGCATCAATGAAAGTAGTCACACCTTCTCGCAACCCATTGCCGTATTTGGCAAGGTTCGCCTCACGGGCCATGTCTATCGTGTCTCTCATGTGTTCTTTTCCTTGAGTTTGGCTTTCGGCTCATGCGCACAGGCTTCTTCGTAATCCAGCACATCCTGAATGCGATAGCGGATCAAACCGCCTAGCTTGAGATAGCGACAGCCCTGCTTGAGTGATCTGTCGCGCTCCAAGGTAGCCTCGCTAATCTTCCAACGGAAGGCGAGTTCTTCTTGCGTCATCAGTTGCTCTGGTGTGGTCATTGCGGCCCCTTGTGAACAATCACAGACGCGCCTGTCTCTGGGTCTGTGTAGCTGGTTTCTGGGTCGCACCAACAAAGAGAGCCATCTGTCACGTGCTGCCGCTGTGCTGCGGGTTGGGTGGTGTACATGTCTTGAATTTCTTTGGCGATAGCGACGGCAAGCTGAACGTCCATCGGCTTCTGTGCGTTTTCTGGATGCGTCCAGCCACGGGCAATAGCCCCAAGCACATCCTCCCACGCCGCAGGCTCCTGCACAGCTTTCAACCGTGCAACCTCCCGCCGTGACTCAGCCAGCGCATCACTCAGGATTTCCACCTGCCTGTTGGTGGCATCAAGTTCGGCTTGCAGGTCAGGTGCTGCGGGTGGGGTGGTGTGTAACCAATGCTGTCCTGCTCCGACTTTGTAGTCTGAACATTGCATTTCAAGCGTGACGGTGTTTTGCTCAAAATCAGCTTCGGCAATCACACAGGGCCACGCATCAGTTTGAACTGGTTCTGGCTCCATCACGCACTCAACGCAAGAACAATAGCCCGTGCCACAGTTAGGTGGGCGTTTCTGCACAGGTGCTGCAAGGGCTTGCTTTATGGCGGTGATGGCTTTTTCACGCTGTTTATCTAAGTCAGCGGGTACATAGGCGGCGTTAAGAATCTCCAGCGCCAGCTTCAATGCTTCGTCTTTCATACAGCCCCCGCCAGCCACCAAAGGCCACAGATGAACAACATCGCCAAGACGCCCGCAGTGGCAGCAAGGCCACGAATCTCTCGCTTGACACGCGATTTTCTAATAGGGCAGTCGCGGCCCTGACGGCAGTTGCCGTAGTCGTCACAGCAGTTCATTGCAGTCTCTCCACAGGTGGGGGAACCATCTTCTCGCTGGGTGGTGTCCAACCGTACTTGCGCCACAGGGCCTGAACATCAGCCCCGCTGCTCCACTTGAAGTCTGGGTGGCCTACTGGAATCCACGGTGTAGTTTTGGTCATGATTTGCTCCTTCGATTACTAAGTGCCGATAGGCACGGATTGCTGTCTTCAAGTCCGCTTGCAGACTCTCGATCAGCTCTTCTTGCTCAGACAACCGCACAGCAGCGTCTTGGGCAAACTTTGCCAGGTTGCGCGACTCCCACGCCTCAAACCGGTTCATGCTTTGGTGGCCAGCGCCAGCAGCTCGGCCCTCTCTCTGGCCACACGCAGCGTGTTGTAGCGCTGGTGCAGGCGCTCGATCACCTTGACGCGGCGAGGGCCAGCCATCTCAGTGTCCAGCAGCGCCTTGACGTCGGTCTCTGGCAGCAGTGCCAGCACCTCGTTAAGTTTTCGCCATGTGTAGCTCAATTTTCTTCTCCAGTTGTTCGATCAGTTTGGTCGTGCGGTCGTGCGTGCGCTGCGCTGCGTTGAGCTGGCGCGTCTTGTGCCGCAGCTCAGACTTAGCCGCCCGCAGTTTGGCTTTCCATTGGTCGATTCGTTTCATTTCAGGGCCTCCAAGGCGATTTGAGAAAGGGATAGCTTGTCGTGCAGCGAGCGCCAGATTTTATGATCGACAGTTGCGTCGGTCAGAAATACGTAGCACCACACGTCATGCCGCTGGCCGCTACGATGCAAGCGCCCGACGGTCTGCTCGTACAGTTCAAGCGACCAGGGCAGGGACAAGAAGACGATATGGTGTCCTCCGTGCTGGAGGTTGAGGCCGTGGCCAGCAGACTTGGGATGGACCGCGAGGAGCGCAACCTCACCCCGGTTCCAGCGCTCGATGGCGTTGTCATCGTCAAGGGTCGTAAGGTGTTTAAACCGTCGCTTGAGTTCGGCAAGTTCTTCTTGGTATTGGTAAACAAGGAGGGTATTCGCATGTTGATTCTCATCAAGCAGTTCTTCAAGGCGATCAAACTTGTGTGACGACAGCCAGATCGGGCCGTTGTCGGAGTACAGGAAACCAGACGACATCTGCTGCAACTTCTGCGTGACGACAGCAGCGTTGACCGCCACCACGTCCTCCAGCACGAAGTCCTTCTTCATCTTGTTGTAGTCAGCCATGTCCATCTTGCAGCTCACTTCAACCGTGTGCAGCGGCGGCAGCTTGTCTTTGTATTCGCCGGGCTCCAGCACGAACGTCGCGGGCTTGATGCGGTGCATGACCAACTCCAGCGAGCCAGGGCGCGGCTTCCAGTCGCCGAAGTCTTTGTTGACCAGCGTGAAGTACTGCTGCATGAACGCGCCTTTGGCGCGGCCTAACAATGTCTGATCGACGATCTTGCACTGTCCGAAGACGTCCTCAAGACCGTTGCTCGTGAACGAGCCGGTCAAGCCCCATCGTATTTCGATCTCACCGATGACCTTGTTCAGCGCCTTAAAACGTGCGCCGGACGGGTTTTTCAGTTTGGTCAGCTCATCAAACACGATGGCGTTAATGTGCGCTAGGTTCTGCTCGGCGAGCCACTGGATGTTGTCGTAGTTGCTGACGATGATCTGAGCGCCCGAATTGAGCGCCGCCAGTCGCTCTTTGGGTGTGCCCACGGCTATGGCCAGCGAAGCCATAGGCGCCCACTTGGGCTGCTCGACTGGCCACACGTCGGTGCACACACGCTTAGGCGCGAGCACCAAGAAGCGCTTGACGTGCTCGTCGCGCAGCATCTCCCACATGGCCGTCAGCGTGATGGCTGTCTTGCCAGCACCAACCGGGGCCAAGATCATGGCGCGGTCGTGCTCGTACAAGAAGTCAGCAGCCGTCTCTTGATAGTCACGCAGTTTCACGCAGCCACCCGTCGATTTGTTCTTTGTTCCATAGACACACATACCTTTGGTTCATCTTGGCCATGTCACTGGCGAAGACCTTCTGCAACTCCGACAGCCTGCCGCCCTCGGTCTTGACCTCAACAAACCATGTCTGGCCGTTGGGCAGACACACGATCCGGTCGGCCACGCCGCGATGCGCAGGGCTGGTGAACTTGTATGCCCGACCGCCCAGCTCTTTGACGCGCTTGACGAGGTGGGCTTCGACTTGCTTCTCAAGCACGATGCTTAAACTCGTCTGCGGTCACAAGGCCGTTAGGCTCCAGTTCGACCACGATTGTTTTCGCATAGCTAACGACGACCACTTGGCTTGGGTTGTGCCCATGCTGCAAGCAGTATTCGCGCAAGGCGTTTTGCAGTTCTGCGAGTGTAATTTCGACGGTGTGTGTTTTCATAGCCCGAATAATACATGAAAAAAAGATTTGCACAACAAATATTTTCTGTGTTAAGATCAAGACCTCATCAACTACAGGACAGTCAAATGGAATATCACATCCGTGGTGCTGATACCAGCAACGTCAACATCACCCGCTTTGAAGACGGCGTCTGGATCAGCGTCAACCGCCATTGCGGCTATACCTCAACCCGACTCACACGCGAGCAGGCCGAACAACTGCGTGACGCCTTGATCGCTCTGACGGAGACAGAAGATGCAGCACAGTAACATCGTCGGCGGTAGCACCGCCAAGCGCGTCATCAACTGCCCTGGCAGTGTGGCGCTGGTGCAGAAGATGCCACCCAAGCCCAGCAGCAAGTACGCTGACGAGGGCACGCTGCTGCACGACATCATTGCCGAGCACTTGGCAACGCTCAAACCCTTGGAGTCTTTCCTTGGCAGGAAGTACCAAGACCAAGTGCTCACGCAAGAGCTGATCGACGACAAGCTGGTGCCAGCACTGGCGCTGCTCGACGAGATCGACCCCAAGCAAGAGATGAGCTACGAAGTTGAGACGCGAGTCGGCTTTGGCGATCTGCTGCCGGGCGTGTTCGGCTCGACCGACTTCGTGGGTCGCATAGGTGACCGTGCTGTCGTGCTCGACTGGAAGTTCGGCGACGGTGTGCCCGTCTCGGCTGAAGAGAATGAGCAGCTCATGTTCTACGCCGCTGCTGCGATGCGCACAGAAGCCTTGCAGTGGGCCTTCGAGGGCGCAACAGAGATCGAGTGCGTGATCGTGCAGCCGCCTATGATTCGCCGCTGGACGACAACGCCCGAGCGCATTGCTCAGTTCGAGCACCAACTCGTCAAAGCCGTCAAAGCAGCCGAGCAGCCCGACGCTGGTCTTAAAGCTGGCGACCACTGCCGCTGGTGCGCAGCCAAGCCCGTCTGCCCTCAGATGACGGGTGAGGTCGAGCGTGCGGCGTTGGTGCAGTTGAAAGAGATCGACGCCGCTACGCTGGGCCAGTATCTGGCCAAGGCCGACGTCTTAGAGGGCTGGATCACAGACCTCAGAGCGCTGGCGTTTCAGTTGCTTGAGAAGAACATCCCCGTGCCTGGATATAAGATTGTCCAGAAGCAAGCGCGTCGCCAGTGGGCCGACGAGACTAAAGCAATCGCTGCGCTGCACGACATGGGCGTGCCCCGTGGCGAGCTATTCAGCCCAGAAGAAATTCGCAGCCCTGCTCAGATTGAGAAGGTGCTGAAAAAGCGCAAGTTGGCACTGCCTGACGATCTCGTCAAGTCGGTGTCATCAGGCACAACACTGGCAAGCGAGGATGACTCCCGCCCAGCCGTGTTGCAACTCGGCGACCTTCGGGCCGCCATTTCTAAACTCCAGTGAAAGTAAGATATGCAACTCGCAACATTCTCCAAAGCAAACCTCCCAGCCCTGACCAGCGCCCTGCGTAACCTCCAACCTGTTGGTGGCGACGTTGGCGTGGCCATCATCAAGATGGACAAAGGTGGTCATTGGGTCTTCGGTGCAGAGCAGACCGAGATCGAAGAAGGCTCCACTTGGGCCGTCAATCCTTTGTCGTTCGTCCACGGCTTCATCGCCTGGGGTGACGGCGAGGTGTTGGCCGAAAAGATGGTGAGCATTGCCAACCCGCTGCCCGATCTCGACGAAGCGCCTCCCGGTGCCAAGAAGGGCTGGGAGTCGCAAGTCGGTATGTCGCTTAAGTGCGTCTCCGGCGAAGACAAGGGCTTGGAAGCCCGCTACACCGTGACGTCAGTCGGCGGTAAGCGTGCTGTTCAAACCTTGGCTGTGGCCTTGGCTGATCAGGTCGAGAAGGACCAGAGCAAGCCAGTGGCCATCGTGCGTCTGAAGAAGGACTCGTATCAGCACAAGTCGTACGGCAAAATCTACACCCCGGTCTTTGAGATCGTGGAGTGGATGAGCATGGACGGCGAAGCGCCAGAAGTGGCCGCTGAAGAAGCGCCGGCCCGCCGCCGCCGCGCAGCGTAACCTTTTCTGATGCCCTGTGACAGAGGGCATTGGAAAAGGAACCCGACATGAAAACCAAACTGCATATTTCATTTTCAGGTGGACGCACCAGCGCCTACATGACCAAGCTGATGTTGGACAACTGGTCAGACCGTTACGAGTTCATCGTGACGTTTGCCAACACCGGCTTAGAGCACCCCAAGACGCTAGACTTCATCCACAACTGCGACAAGCATTTCGGTTTCAATACGGTGTGGCTTGAGTCAGTCGTGCATCACGACCAGCGGTCAGCGCCTACGCACAAGATCGTCGATTACGCCAGCGCATCGCGCAGCGGAGCGCCGTTCGAGGAAGTGATTAAGAAGTATGGCATCCCAAACCAAAAGTTTCCGGGTTGCACTCGCGATCTGAAGTTGTCGCCGATCAAAAGCTATCTGAAATCGTTGGGCATCAATGAGCATGAGATTCCAACAGCTATTGGCATCCGCACCGATGAGCTGCGGCGCGTCAACCCAAAAACAGCTGCTGCCCGCACGCTGATCTACCCTTTGATCAACGATTGGCCAAGCGACAAGCAGGATGTGCTTGACTGGTGGGAAGAGCAGGCGTTTGACCTTGGCATCGATGAGTTTGAGGGTAACTGCCTCGGGTGCTGGAAGAAGTCGCTGAAAAAGCACTTCATGCAGATTGAGCGCGACCCGTCAGTCTATGATTTTCACAAGCGTATGGACGCCGAGCACAAATTCACAGGGCCGCAAGAAGGCCACCGGCATTTCTTTCGCGGTGACGTAAGCACTGCCCGGCTGTTTGAAATGTATGAAGAAAACAAAAATTCAGGAAAGCGTTTGGTAACGTCTGCGTATGAAGATGGTGGCTGCTCTGAATCTTGCGAACTGTTTGAGACTATCGTAAATGACCAAACTCTGGATTGACTTTGAAACGCGCAGCCGCTGTGACCTGAAGGCCAAGGGCGTCTACAACTACGCGCAAGATGCGAGCACCGACGTGCTGTGCATGTCCTACGCCTTCGACGATGGTGATGTGCAGACGTGGGTGCCCCATGACGAATTCCCAGCCGCTGTCCGCAATCATAAAGGATTGATCTACGCTCACAACGCAGCGTTTGAACGCCTGATCTTTTGGTATGTCTTGCAAATAAACTTCAAGCTGGAGCAGTTCGTCTGCACCGCAGCTCAGGCCCGTGCCAACTGTGCGCCCGGCTCGCTGGAGGACGTGGGCCGCTTCGCTGGCGCTGACATGCGCAAGGACCATCGTGGCAGTCAACTGATCCGGCTGCTGTCTGTGCCGCAGCCCAACGGCCAGTTCCGTGAGGACGCTGCGCTCATGGAGGAGATGGTCCGCTATTGCGAACAGGACGTCCGCGTGATGCGCGTCGTCAGTAAGGCGCTGCGGCCACTGTCCGATGACGAACTCAAGGACTATCACGTCAACGAGCAGATCAACGACCGTGGCGTGCTGGTGGACGTGCCGCTGTGCCAAGCCGCGATCAAGTACGCCGCCGATGAGACGGTGGAGATTCAGCAGATCGTGTCCGAGGTGACCGACGGCGAGATCACCAGCGTGCGCAGTCCCAAGATGCGCGAGTGGGTGTTGGCGCGTGTCGGTCCAGAGGCCAAGAAGCTGATGTGGACGGGCGAGAAGTATTCGATTGACAAGACCGTGCGGGCCAACCTGCTCGCAATGGAGGACCCCGATGAGATTCCGGCCCATGTTGCAGACGTTATCCAATGCGCAGACGACCTCTGGGCGTCTTCGGTTGCGAAGTTTGCGCGTCTCTCGAACCTCGCCGATGAAGAAGATCACCGAGTCCGAGGCGCTTTCGTTTTTGCTGGAGGCGCTGCCACCGGACGAGCGTCGAGCTATGGCGCTCAGGTTCACAACTTTACCCGCAAATGCGCCAAAGAGCCTGATGAAGTACGCCACGCTATGGTGCGTGGGCACGCAATCACACCAAGATTTGGTCGCCGCATTACAGATGTGCTCAAGGGGATGCTCAGGCCTGCGCTGATCGCCAAGCCCGGCCACGTCCTGATCGCCTACGACTGGTCGGCCATCGAGGGCCGTGTGCATCCGTGGCTGTCCAACTGCCCGGCAGGCGAAGGTAAGCTGGACGTGTTTCGCTCGGGCCTTGACCCATACAAGGTCAACGCAGCCGCGACGTTCGGTGTGGCCTACGCCGATGTCACCTCGGACCAACGCCAGGTCGGCAAGGTGCAGGAGCTGGCCCTTGGATTCTTAGGCGGCGCGGGCGCGTTCGAGGTGTTCGGCAGGGCCTACGGCATCCGTCTGTCTGTGGCCGAGGTGAATAAGGCCGTAGAGGGCTGGCGCCGGGCGAATCCTTGGGCGCAGGCCCACGGCCAGCAGCTAGAAGCCGCCTATCTTCGGGCGATGCGAAACAAAGGTTTTGAGTTTGCCGCAGGGCGTACTGTGTACTTGTTTGACGGTCAAACGCTCTGGTACAGTCTGCCCTCTGGCCGGGTTCTGTGCTACCCCAACGCCAAATTTGACGCCGAAGGCAACGTGACATACACCAAAGCTGCTTGGAAACCCGCCGCTGACGCTAAGGAGTGGCCCCGCGCCCGTCTGTGGCGCGGTCTGGCTTGCGAGAATGTCACGCAGGCGACAGCTCACGACATTTTGCGTCACTCATTGCGTCAGTTAGATGGCGTCGTTTTGCACGTTCACGACGAGATCGTTGTCGAGTGCCCGGCTCAAGAGGCCGAGGCAGTCGCCGCACATATGCACCAGATCATGTGCACACCGCCTGCTTGGGCCGAGGGCTTGCCCTTGGCCGCCGAGGGCGTCACCACCACCCGTTACTCGTAGAAAAGAAAACGCCCGGTGGGAGCCGGGCGCTAAAAGGAAAACCATCATGAAAACGCTCTTGGATTATATCTGTTCGCTGGCCGCAGAGGGCGAGACTGCGCTGATCGTGCGGCAAAAGCCCATCGGCAACACATTGCAGTTCCACGCCGACGGTGCGATCAAGGCCACCTGGCCAGCGATGCTGCCCACGGCCAAGATCAAACCCGGCTGGGCCGTTTACGGCAACACCGCGTCGTTCATCGTTGACCGCTTCAAGGACGGTCACGTCAGCGCCAGCGCAGCAAACTGCGAATACGTGCTGGTGATGGTGCTGGATGACGTGGGTACGGCCAAAGTGCCGAACACTTGCCCGCTGCCCCCGACTTGGATCATGGAGACCTCGCCCGGCTCGTTTCAATGGGGCTACGCCTTCAGCGAACAGCCGCGCAAGGGTGAGTTCGCCGCCGCGATCAAGGCCATTGCCGAGGCTGGTTTCACTGACAAAGGCGCGATCAACGCCGTGCGCAATTTCCGTTTGCCAGGCTCGATCAACATGAAACCCGGCAACAACAACTTCGCCGCCCGTCTGGTGGAGTTCAACGCTGGCCGTGAGTACACCCTCGAAGAGCTGTGCAAGGCGATGAACGTCACGCCCGGCCCGGTCGAGTCGGTCTACGCCCCGGTGCGGGTGCAGGACGACGGCGGTGATGACGTGATGGCGTGGCTCTCGGATAACGGGCTGGTGCTCTCAAACATGAACCAAGAGGGCTGGCTGGGCGTGCATTGCCCGAACGCCGCCGAGCACACAGATGGCAACCCCGAGGGCCGCTACATGCCTGCAAACCGGGCGTACTGCTGCCTGCACTCGCACTGCCTGGAGCTGGATTCGTCTGTGTTCCTCAAGTGGGTGGCCGACAGTGGCGGCCCCGTCCACTCGCCCGGCCTGCGTGACGAGCTGCTGGTCAGCGCGATGGAGTCAGCCTTAAGTAAGCTACAGCCCACGCCAGAGTTCCCCAACGTGGCCGCCGCAGTGGTGGCCGAAACTGAGCGCAAGGAAATGGCGCGGGTCGAGAAGGCCGACTGGTGGGACCGTTTCGCGTATCTGCAAGACGACGACGCTTACTTCGATATGCAAGACCGCCGCGAGATCAGTCGCAGTACGTTTAACGCCATGTTCCGGCACATCGGCTGCAAGTCCATTCACAATGGCCGCAAGGTCGAGGCGTCTTACTCGTTTGACGAACAGCGCCAGGACAAGGGCGCACAGTCGTTGGTCAGCGTGACGTACGCCGCAGGCGCAGGGACGATTGTCAACCGCGATGGCTTAACCTACGGCAACCGATGGGTCAACAGCCGCCCCCAACCAGCGCCCGGTGACGTCTCGCCGTGGCTGCGCCATGTCGAGCGACTGATCCCCGAGGAGTTCGAGCGCGAGCACCTCTTAAACGCGCTGGCGCATAAGGTGCAGTTCCCCGGCCATAAGATCAATCACGCGATCTTGATGGGCGGCACGCACGGCTCAGGCAAAGATACGATGTTCGCACCGTTCTTTTGGGCTATTGGCGGCGATGCGAAGCGTAACTGTTCGTTGGTCAAAAACGAGGACCTGACCTCACAGTGGGGTTACGCCCTAGAGTGTGAAGTGATGGAAATCGCTGAACTGCGCCAGGCTGACGCCAAGGACCGCCGAGCGCTGGAGAACACCCTCAAGCCCATCATCGCCGCCCCGCCTGAACTGTTGACCATCAACCGCAAGGGCTTGCACCCGTACTACGCCCTGAACCGGGTCTTCGTGGTGGCTTTTTCAAACGAGCGTGTCGCGATCAGCTTGCCCTCAGAGGACCGCCGTTGGTTTGTCCTTTGGTCAGAAGCCCCCCGCCTAACTGAGCGTGAGGCACTGGCGCTGTGGAATTGGTACAAAAACCAAAACGGGTTCCAAGCAGTCGCCCATTACCTGCACACCCGTGACGTGTCAGCGTGGAACCCAAGCGCACCCCCGCCCGTAACTGAGGCCAAGCAGATCATGATCGAACACGGCATGAGCACCGCCGAGGCGTTCATTGTGGACATGCTGCGCCGCCGTACGGGTGAATTTTCGCGGGGCGTGATTGGTTCGCCCTTCCATGCGCTGTGCGACCGTTTGCAGGGTCTCGCGCCGCAAGGCGTGAAGGTCGTTCAGGGCGCGCTATTGCACGCGCTCAAGGAGGCTGGCTGGATAGACTGTGGCCGGATTGCCGCGCATGGATACCCGAACAAAAAGCACATCTTCCGAGCGCCTGACGTTGACCTGAGCAAGTCAGAGTTAAGGCGACTGGTCGAAAACACATAAAAAAGGGGCCGTTTGGCCCCTTTATCGTTTGGTCAGGATGCGTAGGATCAACGCCAGGCACGCATAAATCATCTGATCGCCTCATTGAGGATACATTGCGCCGTGTCCGTGTCGCCTTGCTTGAGGGATTCGAGGGCTTGCACAATCGCGGCTTTTAAACTGGCGACTGTCTGCTTTTTGGCCTTTGTGGGCGTGTAGATGTAATCCGGGTCGAGTTCCTCCAGCACTTCAGGCTGTGCAGCGTCCAGCATGGGCGCGGCGCGATCGGCAAACGTGAACCCTTCGCCTTTGAGCAACAAACGAGAATTCAGGCTTGCATACTGGCTCACATAGTCGGCGGTCGTCATTCCCGCATAGAACTGCGGGTAGTCGCGGCGCGTTGCATCGTGGTTACGGTCAACCTTGCGCTTGATTTTCGGAGGGTTCGCGGCTTGTTTTCGGTATTCCTGAGCGTTCTCAGGCTTGACTGTGTAACGTGTAGTGGCGTGTGTAAATTCGATCATGGTTGATTCTCCTTAACGTGCTGATGGGCCATAGAACTGGGCGAGGTCTTCGCCGGTTTCGAGTTCCTCCTCGGGTGCGCAGGACGCGCAGCGGCCATCGTGGGTCTGCGCATAGTCGGACATCTCCTCGAAGGTGTCGAAGTCGTGCTCCTCGCCGCACTCAGGGCATGAGTAGGACCATTGGACATCAAACCCAATGGAGCAGTAAACGCAGCCGGGCCAGTCCTCAGACCAGACCCAGACATTACCGCTGCCCTGATTGACACCGGCTTGGGTGTACTTATCGACAGACAGACCAGCGGCCCTGATGGCGCTCAAGCAGTCGGTCAAGCGGTCGAGGTCCGCGCCTTGGAATTGTTCAAAGAGTGAAGTCATAGTTAAGCTCCATAGAAGTAAAAGAACATGGCGAACGGCGTGCCGATGCACGCGGCGAATAGCAGCGCGTCGATGATTTCGGGTAGTTTCATTTTTGGGCCTCTTTCAGTTGTTGTTCAAGTTTTGCAACGGCGGCTTTGCAGCGTTCGATCTGTTTTGGATCGCGGCTTTGTGCGATCACTTGCTTTTGCCAGTAGATGCTGTTTTGGATTGTTTCGGGTTTCATGGTGTCACTCCTTCAATGGCGCGGGCTTGAACTTGTTTATTAGCGAGATCGTGCATCGTCCAGCAGTCGCGATCACCCCAATAAGCCGCTTCACGATCATCACAGACGATCTTTTGCACCTCACGGGTAATGAGCACGTTACGCACAATGTCAGCGTTGCGCGGGAACTGGTAATGCAACCAGTTGGCAAAAAAGTTCAGATATTCAGCGCGGGTAGATTTCATGGCTTAACTCCTTTGGTTGATGTGAGCCTACAGTGTAAAGGATATTTTTACAGATGTAAAGGTTTTTTGTCGCGTTGGTGACAGCGTGGGCTGTTTTATGGGTCATCTAGGTCACGTATGGGTCAAGTTTTTTTGGCGACTTGACCCATGCGGAAGCTAGCGTTCATGCGGGTTTGCGGGGTGTATGGGTCAAATTGTCATGTTACTTTAGATGTTATAGAAAGATGTATATATATATAGGTAAACGGGCCAAGAATGGGAGCACGCCAAAAACACGCCGCGTAGGTTTGGCTAACAAAAACAGGATGACAATTTGACCTATTTGACCCATACAATGCGGCCATGGCCAGACCTTGCAAATTAGACACCGTTGAATTCCAGCGCAAATTGACAGACCAAGACCGCGCTGTTTTGTTGACCGCCGGTCAAGGTGACTTGACACGCGGCTTCAAAGAATTGCTGTCAATTTATACAGTCTTGCACAATGCGGGTTTTCGCCCTGGCGATAACTTGGAATCGATGCTGTTTTCTGATAATGAGAATGCAATATCATTAGCAGATTGATAGCGGCCAAGTACCCGCCAGGTACCCGCTAAAAGGACCCACAGCCTCTCTCCCTCCGCGCACGATGCTTCAAGCCTCAAGCAGTTTGGCCGCGATAGCTTTGAGCTATCGGCTCGCGTGGCCAGTTGGCTTTTGCTATGGGGGGGAGGGGTCTGGCTGTTAGACAAAAAGTTACAGGTGCCCCCAACCCTCTGAAAAAGGGAATTCGAGACTTCAGGCTCGAACGACTCCCGGCTAGAAAAAAAATAACTATTTGACCTACAATCGCGCGACTAACTCCGAAAGGGCAAAGTGGAACCAAAGAAACGCGGGCGACCGCTCAAAATGACGATCCAGAGGTACGCAGAGAACCCGCCTGCGGTGCTACCGAAGACGGATCACCAACGCATCAAGGAACTGAAAGAGCTGATGATCCGGTCTGGCGGCAAGGACGTCGCGGAGAAAGTGATCCAGATTGCGCTCAATGACGACCATCCAGGTCAGATGGCGGCGCTGAAGATGTGCATGGACAGGACGCTGCCAATAGGTATGTTCGAGAAGGACAAGTCCCAGCGCAGCGCCATCACGATCAACATCACGGGTCTGGGCGAGACGCCTAAGATAATCGAGCCAGAGGACATAAGCGATGTCTGATCTCAACTTCTCTCTACTGCCATGGCAGCAGCAGGTCTACGCTGACGACCATCGGTTCAAAGTGATCGCTGCCGGGCGACGCTGTGGCAAGAGCAGATTGGCGGCGACGACGCTGATCATCGAAGCGCTCAAGTGCCCACCGGGCAGTGCGGTCCTGTACGTCAGCCCGACGATGGGGCAGTCGAGGCAAATCATCTGGGACCTGCTGCTCGACCTCGGACGGGAGGTGATCCAGTCGAGCCACGTGAACAACCTGGACATCACGATGGTTAACGGAGCGCGTATCTACGTCAGGGGCGCAGACCGTCCGGACACACTGCGAGGTGTATCTCTGACGTATGCGGTGCTGGACGAGGTGGCCGACATCAAGCCAGAGGCGTGGGAGCAGGTTATCCGGGCGTCTCTGTCAGACAGGAAGGGCCGAGGGATGTTCATCGGCACGCCAAAGGGTAGAAATTGGTTTCACGACCTGTGGAAGCTGGGGCAAGATGATCAGGACAGCGACTGGAAGAGTTGGCACTTCACGACGCAAGACAATCCGCTGATCGACCCGACGGAGATCGAGTCGGCGAAGAAGACGCTGTCCAGCTTCGCGTTCAAACAGGAATATCTTGCATCTTTTTCAAATGCGGGCGCGGATGTCTTCAAAGAGGAGTGGCTGAAATACGGCGAAGAGCCGGATTACGGCAGCTACTTCGTGGCGGTGGACTTGGCTGGGTTTGAAGAAGTGGCCAAGCAGGCGGCCAACAGCAAGAAAAGGCTGGATGAGTCGGCGATTGCGGTGGTCAAGGTAACGGACGACGGCAAGTGGTTCGTCAAAGAGATCGAGCACGGACGTTGGGATATCCGTGAGACCGCCGCCAAGATACTGATGAAGATGCGGGACTATCGGCCTCTATCCATTGGAATCGAAAGAGGCGCGTTAAAAAACGCAGTTCTGCCGTATTTGTCGGATTTGATGAGAAAAAACAACGTCTACAGCCACATCGTGGACCTGACGCACGGCAACCGGAAGAAGACAGACCGGGTGATTTGGTCGTTGCAGGGGCGGTTCGAGCACGGTAGAATCGTGCTGAACAGCGAAGAAGACTGGTCTACGTTCGTGGACCAACTGCTTTTGTTTCCATCGCAAGGCGTTCACGACGATTTGCCGGATGCGCTGTCCTACATCGACCAGTTGGCTGTCACCAGCTACTTTGAAGACGCTGATGACAGCGATTGGCAACCCCTCGATATAATCGCGGGTGTATAGCCACCGACATAGGGGTCAAAATGGATCAGAACGAATTCGATCAGCCGACAGAAAACGACAAGGAACTGACGGCGTTTGTCGTTGACCATTGCCAGCGTTGGAGAGACTGGCGCGACACCAACTATCTTGATGATTATCTTGAGTATGAGCGCATTTTCCGTGGCGAATGGGCCGCAGAAGACAAGACCCGCGACTCGGAGCGCTCAAGGATCGTCACACCCTCGACTCAGCAGGCCGTAGAGACTAGGCACGCAGAAATTATTGAAGCTGTGTTTGGTCAAGGCGACTTTTTCGACATCGAAGACGACCTGCGGGACGTAAACCAGAACCCGATCGACGTTGAGCAGCTCAAAGCGCAGCTCATGGAAGACTTCAAGCAGGACAAGATCAGAAAATCCATCGATCAGATCGAGCTGATGGCCGAAATATACGGCACTGGCATCGGCGAGATCATCGTCAAGACAGAGAAAATCTTCGAGCCATCAACTCAGGCCATTCCTGGTCAGCCGGGCCAAGCGGCCATCGGTGTGGTCGAGAAAAGCCGCATTGCGGTCAAGATCAACCCCATCAACCCCAAGAATTTCTTGTTCGACCCCAACGGCACGTCTGTGGACGACTGCATGGGCGTGGCGATTGAGTCGTATGTGGGCATCCACAAGATCGTCGAAGGCATCGAAAAGGGTATCTACCGTAAGGTGAACATCCAGCCAGCCGCTGAGGACACCGATCTGGAGCCAACTCAAGAGCTGAGTCAGTACCGCGACGAAAAAGTGCTGCTGTTGAAGTACTACGGCCTGGTGCCACGCGAGTATCTGACAGAGAACGACGATGAAGTTGAGGACTTGTTCCCCGACGACTCGGCGGCTGAGGACTATTCGGACATGGTGGAGGCGATTGTCGTCATCGCCAACGGCGGTCTGCTGCTCAAAGCCGAAGAGAACCCCTACATGATGAAGGACCGCCCGGTCCTGAGCTACCAAGACGACACTGTGCCCAACCGTTTGCTCGGTCGCGGTACGGTGGAGAAGTCTTACAACATGCAAAAGGCGATCGACGCCCAAGTGCGCAGCCATCTGGACTCACTGGCGCTGACAACCTCACCTATGATGGGCATGGACGCCACTCGCCTGCCACGCGGCGCACGGTTCGAGGTCAAGCCAGGCAAAGCGTTCATGGTCAACGGCAACCCAGCCGAGATTTTGTACCCGTTCAAGTTCGGCGAGACGAGTCTGAACAACCTGAACACGGCCAAAGAGTTCGAGCGTATGCTGCTGCAAGCCACTGGCACGCTGGACAGCCAAGGCATGGTCAGCCAAGTCAGCCGAGACGGTGCGGGCATGAGCATGGCGGTGGCCACGATCATCAAGAAGTACAAGCGCACGCTGGTCAACTTCCAAGAGGACTTCCTGATCCCGTTCATCCAAAAGGCGGCGTTCAGGTACATGCAGTTCGACCCCGAGCGCTATCCAAGCGTGGACATGAAGTTTGTGCCGACAGCCACTCTGGGCATCATCGCCCGCGAGTACGAGCAGCAGCAGTTTATTGGTCTCTTGCAGACACTGGGGCCAAACACTCCAGTGCTGCCGCTGATCTTGAAGGGCATCTTGGGCAACTCCAGCCTGAGCAACCGCTACGAGCTGATGGCAGCGCTCGATCAGATGAGCCAGCCAGACCCACAGGCCCAGCAGATGCAGGAAGTGCAGCAGCAGTTGGCACTGCAAGCGGCTCAGGCTCAGATTGCGGTCAACACGACGCAGGCCGAGCAGAACCGGGCAGAGGCGCAGAAGCTGCTGACCGAAGCGCAGCTCATGCCGCAAGAAGTGCAGGCCAAGGTGATCTCGGCAACAACGAAAAATTTGCCTACAGGCAACGAGTCGGCTGAGTTCGACAAACGGGTGAAGATTGCTGAGTTGATGCTCAAAGAGGAAGACATCAAGAACAAAGGCAAGATCGTCGAGATGCAGATGGCTGACAAGGCCAATCAGAGCAAAAAAGACGAGGATTTCCTTAAAAGCATCATAGGCGACTGATGGACGCTAAGAAAATCCTGCTGTCTGGCGCATCAACCGAAGCAAAACTGGCGGCTATCGCCATTTTGCTCGGTAAAGAGCTGCCCGAAATCCGCGCAAAAGTCTACGAAGTCGAGAAGCTGCAAGGCCCACAAGGTGAGCCTGGCAAAGACGGCAAAGACGGCATTGTAGGTAGGGACGGGGCTGACGGTCGTGACGGCAAAGATGGCCGTGATGGCAAGGACGGCGTTGACGGCGACGATGGAGACACAGGCGTCTCTATCGTAGGCGCGAAGATCGACTTTGACGGCTCCTTGATCCTGACGTTTTCTGATGGTACTGTCACCAACGTCGGTGAGGTGGTCGGTGAGCGCGGCGCCCCAGGTTTAACCGGTATTCAAGGCGCGACTGGTCCAACGGGACCGCGAGGCAATACTGGCCTAACAGGCCCAACAGGCCCCACGGGCGCTCAAGGTGCGACGGGAGCGACGGGTGCTACAGGTAGCCAAGGGCCACAAGGCGCTGTCGGCCCAACAGGGCCGCAAGGCATACAGGGCATACAAGGTATACAGGGAATCCAAGGTCCAACAGGGGCTACGGGCATCCAAGGACCTACGGGCGCTACCGGACCTACGGGCGCTACTGGCATCCAAGGGCCGACTGGGTCTATCGGGCCTACTGGGCCAACAGGCGATACTGGTTTGACCGGCCCTACCGGGCCGACGGGTGACACTGGTTTGACGGGGGCCACAGGGCCAACAGGCGCGACGGGTATTCAAGGGCCAACTGGACCTACTGGGGCTACTGGCCCAACGGGTAACACTGGCCTGACCGGAGCCACAGGGCCTACCGGAGCAACCGGGATTCAGGGACCTACCGGCCCAACGGGTGCTACCGGGTTAACTGGCGCTACAGGTTCGACTGGCCCAACAGGCCCGACAGGCCCACAAGGGCAGGGCATCCAAATTAAGGGTGCAGTTGCTACTTTTGGTGATTTGCCATCGTCCGGCAATACACCTGGCGACGCCTATATTGTCGAGTCCAATGGCAATCTCTACGTTTGGGATGGTTCAGCTTGGACCGATGCTGGTCAGTTGGTAGGACCGACCGGGCCGACCGGCGCAACTGGTTTAACAGGAGCTACCGGACCGACGGGGTCTACGGGGGCTAACGGGCCAACAGGGCCAACAGGGCCAACAGGCCTTACCGGAGCTACTGGACCTACCGGCGACGTTGGACCTACCGGCCCGACTGGAGCAACAGGACTTACCGGCCCAACGGGCGCAATTGGTCCAACCGGCCCAACCGGCGCGACAGGACTTACTGGCCCAACAGGGGCCACTGGCCCAACCGGCGTCATTGGACCTACTGGCCCGACCGGAGTCATCGGTGCTACAGGCCCTACAGGCGCTATCGGGGCTACTGGCCCAACAGGTAACATCGGCCCAACAGGACCGCAAGGTGTTCAAGGTGATATCGGCCCAACGGGACCGCAAGGCGTTCAGGGTATTCAGGGCACCCAAGGTATCCAAGGCCCGACCGGACCGACAGGTTCACTTGGACCAACAGGCGTCCAAGGTCCAACGGGTCCAACTGGCGCTGCTGGCGCAGGTTTGCTCAACCTCGACGGTGGTTTTCCGAACAGCGTGTACGGCGGCGTTAATCCAATAGATGCAGGTGGTGTGTAATGACAGTTCAAATTCAAATACGCAGAGGAACCGCCTCCACTTGGTCGTCGGTTAACCCGTTGCTGGCAGAGGGTGAGCTTGGTATCGAGCTTGACACTGACAAGTTCAAGATCGGCAACGGCACGGACAACTGGAATACGCTGCCCTACGCTACAGGGGTTCAAGGCCCAACAGGTCCCACTGGCCCCACTGGCCCCACAGGAGCTGCCTCTACAGTTGCAGGCCCAACCGGGCCTACTGGCTTAACAGGCGCTACAGGCCCGACAGGTCCAACAGGCGCTGATTCAACAGTTCCAGGTCCGACAGGTCCAACTGGAGCCACCGGCTTGACTGGCCCAACCGGCCCCACAGGTGCTACGGGCCTGACGGGTGCAACTGGGCCAACAGGGGCTACTGGTCTTACTGGCCCGACTGGCCCTACAGGAGATACCGGCGCGGCAGGCCCTACTGGACCCACTGGGCCGCAAGGCGTTGCTGGACCTACTGGCCCCACAGGAGCCACAGGCTTAACTGGACCCACCGGACCTACTGGCGACACAGGTTTGACAGGGCCAACCGGACCGACCGGACCCACTGGCCCAAGCATTACGGTTCAGGATGAAGGCTCAACACTGACAACAGCGTTGACCAGCTTGAACTTTACAGGCGCTGGTGTTACAGCGACAAACACGGGCGGCGCTGTTGAAGTAGCCATTACTGGTGGCGGTGGTGGCATCTCCAGCGCAGACATTCAAGAGTTCACCTCTACAGGCACATCCACATGGACTAAGCCAGCGGGGGCAAAGCTGGTTTATGTGTTGATGCAAGGCGCTGGCGGCGGGGCTGGCTCTGGTCACAAGCAGCTTGCAATTCCGGTAAACCCAAACCAAGGCGGTATAGGTGGCGGTGCTGGTGGGTGGTCTGAACTTTGGATTCCGGCTGTATCTCTTAGCTCTACGGAAACAGTAACTGTAGGTGCTGGCGGCACTGGCGGCGCTTCTCAAACAGTATCTGGCAACGGCAACAACGGCAATAATGGCGGGGCTAGCAGTTTTGGCTCTTGGGGCGTTGCCCGTGGTGGCACTGGTGGTCCTTTCGGTTCAACAGCAACACAAGGCAGTGGAACAGTAGGAACTACCTCTGCAAATGCCCCCGCTATTTTTTCTAATCAAGCAGCTACGGTATCTTTTTATTTAGGAATCGGCGGCGGCAGAAGTGCTGGAAGTGCTGGTAGTCAAGGAGGTAGAGGAGGTAAAAGCGCCGGAGGTGGTGGTGGTGGTGGGGGCATAACCATAACTCCAACACCCACCAGCGGTGGAGCAGGTGGTAAAGGTGGTTCTGGCGTTATTGAAAGCAGCACAGGAAACGTTGGCGGCGGCGGCAGTGCTGGTACTGGCGGCGGTTCTGGCGGCGACGGCGCAAACTCTGATAATTACTATCTTGGTGGCTCTGGTGGCGGTGGCGGCGCTTCTTCTATTACAGCAAACGGCGGCTCTGGCGGCAATGGCGGCTATCCCGGTGGCGGTGGTGGTGCTGGCGGCGCTTGCTTGTCTGGTTTTGACTCAGGCGCTGGCGGCAACGGCGGCGATGGATACGTTCGAGTCGTGACATTCTTCTGAGGTTGATATGCCAAAACAATTCCTACTCAATCCCGATGGCAGTGTTCCTGCCAATGCAAATGTTGAACTGCTCACAGCCGCTGGTATCCCACTGGTGATGCCAACACCGATGCCCCGTGAGGGCGGCATGGTAGCTGTTGAGCAAGAGCCTCAGCAAGATGCCGATGGTGTATGGCGACAAGTGTGGGTGTTGCAGCTTGCGCCCGAGCCGGAACCTGAAGAGACAGAATGAAAATAGCTGTCTACGCCATCAGCAAAAATGAAGCGCATTTCGTCAAACGATTCTGTGCTTCAGCTAAAGATGCTGACCTGATTGTCATTGCCGACACAGGCTCAACTGACGATACGATTCAGTTGGCAATGAACGCTGGCGCCAGAGTCTTTGAGATATGCGTAAAGCCTTGGCGGTTTGACAAAGCCAGAGATGCTGCCCTTGCCTTGCTGCCACCTGACATTGACATCTGCATCTCGCTCGACTTAGACGAAGTGCTAGAACCGGGATGGCGAAAAGAGATTGAGCGTGTATGGGCAACAGACACAACCCGTCTGCGCTACAAGTTTGATTGGAGCAATGGGGTTGTGTTCTACAGCGAGAAGATTCACCATCGCTACGGCTACCACTGGCATCACCCAATCCATGAGTACATCCGGGCTGACAACAGAATTCCCGAAGTGTACGCACATACAGATATGCTGCTTGTCAGTCACCATCCTGACGAAACAAAGTCACGTAGCCAATACCTGCCATTGCTTGAGTTGGCAGTAAAAGAAGACCCGTATTGCCACCGAAATGCTTTCTACTACGCCAGAGAATTGACGTTCTATTCTCAGTGGAAAGAGGCCATCCCTGCGCTTAAGAAGTACCTGACAATGCCACAAGCAAGCTGGAGCCATGAGCGATGCTATGCCATGAGGTTGTTGGGTAAGTCACACGAAAGCCTAGGCGAGATCAAAGAGGCTGAGAAGTGGTATCAGGGTGCTTGCCTTGAAGAACCAAACACCCGTGAGCCTTGGGTAGATTACGCCATGTTCTGCTACAACACCCATGATTGGGAGACTTGTTACTTTGCGGCAAACAGGGCGCTGAAGATCAAAGAAAAGCTGGAGGTCTACACAATGGACCCTGCTGCATGGTCTGACAAGCCACACGACCTGTGCAGCATTGCAGCGTGGCATCTAGGCCATAAGGAAAAGGCAAGACAAGAACTGGACGAGGCTTTAAAATTCAAGCCCAACGATCCCAGACTACTTGCCAATAAGGAATGGATGAAATGAGCACGATTAACGCCACTGAGGCAAGACTGTCAACACACGAAGAAGTCTGTGCTATCCGTTACGAACAAATCAACGCTAGGCTTAAGCGCATCGAGGGTATCATGATGAAGACTGCTGGGCTGATGATCGTGTCAATGGCCGGGACGATCTTCTCGGCTGTGTGGATACTGAAATGAGAGACTTTGCCGAGGCTTTTGTCGCGGCTGTTTTTCTTGTTGGTATTGTCATTTGGACCGTCAAAGTAATCATTGAGGTGCTGAGATGATCGCGGAAATTGCTGCTGCCAATGCGGCCTTTGCTGTAATAAAAGGTGCTTTGGCTAACGGCAAAGAGCTTCATCAACTTGGGTCACGAGTCTTTGATTACTTTGACAACAAGGCCAAGATTCAGGAGAACATCACCAAGAAAGGTGGCGGCTCCGACCTTGAGGAATTCATGGCGCTGGAGCGTCTTAGGCAACAAGAGGAAGAGCTGCGGGAGCGTATGGTTTACGCTGGCCGTCCGGGTATGTGGGGTGATTGGCAAAAATTTCAAGCCCAAGCTGCTCGTCAACGCAGAGAGGCTAAAGAAGCCGCAGCGCGTGAAGCAAAAAGACGAGAAGAACAGCTTGCCCAACTTGTTGAGTACATCGCCATCGGCATTGCTGGCGTCATATTGGCCGCGCTCATAACCTACGGCATCATCTTGTATATGTTGCACTTAAGATGAGTGACGAGAAGCTAAACGCCAACACAACCTTAGACAAAGTACTCGGGTATGTGGATTCGCCGTTTAAGCTGTTTGCCATACTTGTAATGGGTGTTGTTGCTTTCGCTGGATACTTCCTTTGGCAGAATCAAGAGTTCATGTTTGATGCCTACAAGGAATCTAAGAAGCTGCCAGAGATAAACACATCACGGGCAGATGACGCTAGTTCCATGTTGCTCAAGAAAACTGGCGCTAGTGTTGTTGCCGTGTTTAAGGTCAACCCATTGTTTAACAGTCGTGTGCTTTACAGGGCATACACTAAAGATGGCAGAGACAAAACCATTGAAGACATTGACGTTGGCCTGTTCAGTCAGAACTCATCCAACAATTCTGACGTTGTGCGATTGATGACCAACGAGATACCCTGCGGAGAATATCGTTACGCGCAGTCTGAGGTAGGGCTGTGGTACTTGGAGAAGGGTGTGGTGTACACCTGCCGGGTGAGCGTCCCACCAGACAGCCACAGGTTTGTGGGCCAGATCACAGTCGGCTGGACTGAGCCCCCGCAGGACATCCAACAAGTAAAATTCATGCTGGAAATTGCCAGCGCCATGCTAACCAAAAGGGGTAACTGATGCTCTCACTATTCTCAACTCTTGGGGGTCTGCTGATCTCCGGCCTGCCAAAGCTGCTGGAATACTTCCAGAACAAAGCTGACCAAAAGCATGAACTGGCTCTGGCGGCTGTGCAAACAGAGCGCGAACTGGCTTTGGCCGCTGCTGGCTTTGCCGCGCAGGCCAAGATTGAGGAAATCCGCACTGAACAGGTGGCAATGGAGACCGACGCCAAGATGACTGAGGCAGCTCTGGCGCACGATGCCAAGGTGCTTGAGAAGGCTGCTTCGTGGGTCTCCAGCTACGTTGGCACTGTGCGCCCTACTGTGACCTACATCTTCGTGCTGGAGTTGGTGGCCATCAACGCCTTCATGGCGTGGTACTTGTGGAACCATCCGGGCTTAATCAACAGCATCGACGATGTGATCCGCTACTCGGACATCATCTTCAGCTCTGACGAGATGGCGATGCTGGGTGGAATTATTGGATTTTGGTTTGGCTCTCGCGGCTGGAGCAAGAAGTGAAACTGAGCAAAGCCGGGGAAGACTTGATGCACAAGTACGAGGGCTTTCGCTCTCGGCCCTACCTCTGCCCTGCGCACATTCACACGATTGGATACGGCCACGTGCTGTATCAAGAGCAGATCAGACTGCCTGTGGTGCGGGTGGAGGGCAAAGAAACACCCATGATCCGCAAAGAAATGCCATTAAAGCCGGAGGACAACCGTGTCTGGTCCAAAGAGGAAATCAACAAACTATTCTCTGATGACATCGCGTCTTTTGAACGCGGTGTTTTACGACTTGTTCCCGGCTGTGTTGGCCGTCAAGGCAGCTTTGACGCTCTTGTCTCTATTTCCTACAATTTTGGACTAGGCAACCTCCAACGCTCGACTATCCGGATGAAGGCCAACCGGGGGGATTGGGAGGGCGCTGCGGAGGCGTTCAGGGCTTGGACCAAGGGTGGTGGTAAAGTCCTGCCCGGCCTGGTCAAGCGCCGGGAAGCCGAAATTGCCTTATTTTTATCGTGAGACAACACATGAGCCCTGACCTTCAAAAGTACTATGAAGACCGCTTCGATCTGTTCTCCCAGCAAGGCTGGCTTGACCTGATGGAAGATGTAGAAGTAATGTTGGAGGCAACAAACAATGTCTCTACCATTGCGGATGAAAAAAGTCTACAATTTCGCAAAGGCGAGATTTCTATCCTGACTTGGCTGAAAACCCTGAAAGGGGTCAGCGAACGAGCATACGAGGATTTGAATGAAAAGAATGTATGAATTTGCCTGCGATTGCGGGCAGCGCACAGAGGCTTTGGTGGGTTATGAGACCGCCCAAGTGCTGTGTGGATGCGGGGGGTTCGCCCACCGCGTCATAAGCGCCCCGGCGTTTAATTTGGAAGGCTGGTCCGGTCATTTCCCCACTGCCCACGGGCAGTTTGGCCGACGCCATACCGAAAAGTTGAACGCCGAGCGCAAAGCCAACTCATAAGCGCCCAGCGCCGAGTTGATTATCCTACAACCATTTTGGCAGGAACCCAATATGTTGATTGACAATGAATCTGAGCCGCTAGGCGAACTCGAAATTGAAGAAGCAAAGACACCGGCGCAAGAACTTCCTGAGAAATACAGGGCCAAAAGTCTTGAAGAAGTCGTGCGGATGCACCAAGAGGCTGAAAAGCTGATTGGCAAGCAGGCCCAAGAGGTCGGCGAGGTCCGTAAATTGGCTGACGAGTTGCTCAAGCAGAACCTCAATTCTAAACAACAGCGTATTCAGGAGGAAGAACCTGAAGTTGACTTTTTTGAGAACCCTCAAAAAGCAGTTCAAGCGACGATTGATAAACATCCCGACGTCCTCGCGGCCCGCCAAGCGAGCCAAGATTTCAAACGGATGCAGATTCAGCAAAAGCTGGCGCAGGATCACCCCGACTTTTCCGAAGTCGTCAATGATTCTGAGTTCCAAAGCTGGGTGAAGTCTTCACCTGTGCGTTTGGGCCTCTATGCAAAAGCCGATGGTGATTTTGACTATGATTCGGCCAATGAACTGTTGTCCACCTTCAAGCAGCTTCGTGGCGTCAAGGCTAAGGAATCCGATCAGGCGAGTACCGCTGCACGGACCAAAAGCATGAAAGCCGCGCAAGTCGATGTTGGTGGTTCAGGTGAGAGTTCAAAACGAGTCTATCGACGGGCCGACCTCATTCGTCTCAAGATGACAGACCCGGCAAGGTACGAAACACTGAGTGATGAAATCATGCAGGCGTACTCTGAAGGGCGTGTTC